TTTGGATTCTCAGTCGTCGGTTTTGTTTGCGGATTTAGGTGAAAATGTTTTTGCAAATACTATACAGGAAACTTGTAAGGAATATTTCAAGTCTTTTACATCAGGTAATTTTGAATTTCCGACCGTTGAAATTTGTAAGGAATATTTTAATTCTATTAAATTGGGTGATTTTAGTTTGCCTTTTATTACCGGAGAACAATTTAATCTCCTTTGGGAGAAATTTAAAGAATTTTTCTATGGTATTCCTTTACTTAGTATTTTGTATGAAGATTTGCCATTGATTTTGCGTTGCGATATTGCAAAAACTTTATGTACTTTATTATCCATGATTGTCACCTTAGGCTGGTTGCCTAAAATTGATTATAAAATTCGTGGTGTATCTATTTTTGAAAGTGAAGCAATGAGGCAAAGCGTGAGTATAACTGCAATTTATGATGTATTGACAAAACTTGTTTCTTTGTTGAAAGAGGCTCTTATGAAATTTCCTGAGCATGGAGTAAAAGCGTTTTATCTTGATGAACATAAATTAAAATATGAATTGGAGATTGCCACGTTAAGAGCCCAAAAAGTTCTTATTGACGTTGGTAGAGATACCACGATGGATGCTCTAGAATTTGATCGCCGAATTGAAGAAGCGATTCAGGAAACGTTGAAACAGATGGCTGTAGCGCAAGGACATGAGAAGTCTGTGCTTAATAACACTCTAAAAGAATTTAAGGCTATTCAGGCTAGCCGAACATTGGCGAAGCGAGATTATATCAGAGAGAAACCTTATGGAATTTTATTGTATGGGGGATCATCAGTAGGAAAATCTGCTATGTCTAATGCTTTGATACGCTATGTTTTGGAAGTTAATGGACTTGATAGTTCTCCTCGTAGTGTTATTGTGTTGAATGAATTTGATAAATTTCAATCGGAATATCGCACTTATCATAGTGGTGTTATTTTTGATGATTTGTGTAATGGAACACCTGATAAACAAGAAGGGAATCCATTGATGAAAATTATCCAATTTATTAACAATAGTCCTCAAGCTGCTTTGAATCCTAATGTTGAGATGAAGGGCAATGTCATGGTTGAACCAAGAGTTTGTTTGGCGACAACTAATGTAAAAGGATTAAATGCTGCTGTTTATTCTGAAGAACCAATTTCTGTGTCACGTAGATTTGATCTTATTATTACTCAGAAGGTTCGTCCAGAATTTTGCAAAAGAGGAACAGAGATGCTTGATTCATCTAAGGTTTATGCTAAATTTGGGGATGAGTTATTTCCTGATTTTGCTACTTTTGATATTGAGTACGCTACCACAGTCCCAAATCAAGCTGATAGAAAAAAGATATCTTATCAATTTCATCAATTTGAAGGAAGGACAATGGAAGGTGTTGATATTCGTACTATGTTAAGATTCTTGAAGAGTGATTCAGCTAAGCATTTTCTGGAACAACGTCGTTTTGTCCGTAGTCAAAAGGCCAATGAAATTATTACATTGTGTTCTTGCGGATCACCAGCAAGTTTGTGTAAGGATTGTGTATTGGAATCTCAATTTTGCCAGTTTCCTGATCTTCTTAAGCCATTGTTGGAGTGTGAAGAATTTATTTATTCTCTTATTACCAAAGGACTTTTGTGTTTGTTGGATACTACCGCAGGACAAGGTCTTCTCATTTATCATGTTCGTAAGACTCTTTTGAGTTATTATAGGAATATGTTTGAGATGTACTGTATTAAATTGAATATTGCGCTAGCGGTTATTCTTCAACTATTGTTCTTTGGTGTCCTTGGGGCAAGATTTATTCTAGTTTGTTTGTGTATTTTCGTGCTAATTACTTATATTATTTATATGTGCATTAAAAATCAAATTAAGCGCAAGATTAAAAACTTACCTCGTGTGTCAACTTGGATTAGAAATTTAGATTTTAGAACCAAGGTTAAAATACTATCTTTTATTGGAGGAGTTTCTACATTGACGGCAATTATTAAATTTGTTAGATATATGAAAACACTCCCTGTGGCGCAAGCTGCAGCTCCAATTAGAATTTTTCCAAAAGAAGGTGCCTCTATTGAAGAGGATCATCCAAAATGGGGAGTTTCTGGTATGAAGGAGAGAGAGAAAGCATTTAAGATCGATCCTGATTTACCACACGATACAATGTGTATGACAGCAGATCAGATGTTTAATAGTCTAAAAAGAAGACAAATGAACTTGAGGATTGATTTGGGTGATAGTTTTACTTTTTGTAATACTGTTCCTTTGATATCAAATGTGTTGGTAATACCGAATCATATTATTCCCACGAAGGCATGTAAGGCTTGCATTAGTAAACCTGGTGCACCGTACAAAAATGTATATATTCAGCCGGAGTCAACTTATAATATTCCTAAAACTGATTTTGCATTGTGGTACTTGCCAGAATTGGGTGATCAAAAGGATATTACTGCATATTTACCTAATAACATTCCGCATGGTAAAACTTTTGAAGCTTTCTTGATGTACAATAACAATGGTACAATAGAGAGATATGATAAGATGCTTGTTAATAGGTCGACATCTCGATCTGATATGGGAGGAAGTTTTGAATCCATTACATATGAGTTCCCAGGACAGACTTTTAATGGTTTGTGTGGAGCAACTGTAGTGGCTAAGGATTTGAAGCAAAATCCATTTATTGGGGGATTTCATTTGGCCGGAAAAGGTAGTAGTGGAGCCGCAGGTTTTCTTACGAGAACCCAGGTATTGGATGCTATTAAGCAGTTGAATAAGAGACCTGGTATTATGGTTTCTCATAGTGCACAGGCTTTTAAAACTACAATAATGGGGATTAATGTTGGCCCATTGGTTGAGCCGCATGAGAAATCTGTGGTTCATCAATTGAAACCAGAAGCAAAATGTGTTGTTTTTGGTCAACATAATCAACCTCGTAGTACACCTTCATCTAAGGTTGTTACAAGTATGATTTCTGAATCAGTTGTTAAAAATTTAGGTCTACCTAAGATTCATGGACCACCATGTGAAATGAGAGATGATAGACACAAATTGGTAGATGTTGAAGGGAAAAGTGATACAGCTTATGCATTTCAATTGGATTCTTTTAATAAGGCATATGAAGATTTTGAAAAACAAATCTTAGATGGTCTCACCAAAGAGGATTATGCGCAAATAGGTAAGATGAGTATTGATGCTGTCTTAGCCGGATATGATGGAGTTAATGGAATTAATTCAATGGAGTTTGGAACCGCAGCTGGATTTCCTCTTAAAGGGACTAAAAGACAATTTGTTTGTGAGTCTCAGAGGTTTGTTGAAGGAATTTCTTGTCCTCGTGATGTGGATGAAGAAATTTTGGAGGAAGTTAGAAGAATTGAGGAAGAGTTGAAAAATGGAAATAGGATCAATACGGTGTTTAAGGCATCGCTTAAGGATGAACCAGTAAAAATTGGAAAAACTAAGGTTAGAGTTTTTGCAGGTTCAAATATGCCTTTTACCATGACAGAACGTAAATATTTCCTTTCTCTATCTGCTTTGATGCAGAAAAAGAAGGAATTGTTTGAGTGTGCTTGTGGTGTCAATGTGTATTCCCCTGAGTGGGATGAGTTGATGAAGGGTGTTTTTAGGCATGGTAAGGACAGGATTGTTGCAGGAGATTACAAAGCTTTTGATACTAGGATGTCACCAAGGTTTATGTTGGCTGCTTTCAAAATTCTTATTAGAATTGCGGAAGAGTCAGAGAACTTTGATGAGGAGGATTTAACAATTATGCGTGGTATTGCTGCTGAAGTTTGCAATCCAACATATGATCATTTTGGAGTTCTGATTCAATTTCTTGGATCAAATCCTTCTGGTCATCCTTTAACTGTAGTAATCAATTCATTAGTCAATTCTCTCTATATGAGGTATTGCTATTATGAGATTGCTAAGCAGGATAAATGGTGGAAGGTACCTAGTTTCAATAAGGTTGTAGCATTGATGACTTATGGTGATGACAATATTATGTCTGTCGCAAAGAAGTATGATGCTTTTAACCATACTCGTGTTTCTAGCATTTTAGCTGAAGCTGGATTGACTTATACCATGGCTGATAAGGAAGCTGAATCAGTACCGTTTATTACGGCAGATGAAGCAGGTTTCTTGAAGCATAATGCAGTATATGACCATGAAATGGGATTGTACCGTGCGGTAATTGAGGAAAATTCAATTCAGAAGACATTACATACTCATATTAAGAGTGATGTTTTGACTGAGGAAATGCATTCTGCTAGCGCTATCACTGACGTTTTAGATAAATACTTTCATTTTGGTGAAGAGTTTTATAATAAACGAAAGTGCCAGCTAGAGGAGGTTGCACGAGAGTGTGGTTTGATAGGTTATATTGGGGAACTCAAGACGTATGAGGAACAGATGATTCGTTTCTGTGACAAATACTCTTGGCCTCTACCTAGTAAATATCAGCCTTAGGAAGGGCATAGCGCTGGTGAGCGCAATATAAATACACCATTCGCGCTTGCAAGCGCGTTATAAATATGCCCTGCGTAGCAGCATGCAGGTTAAACCAAAGACGCCAAATGAGGTAGTTACTTGTCTTGTTTTAGGAACTTCCAGCCTGAAA